AGACTGCGCTCATCGAAAGTAAATGCAACTTTTTTGCTTTTCCGCTCGCCCATTTTGGCCTCCTTTTATATCCCTTTTTAGATATACAATAAGTATACAATAATACTTACATTTTGTCAACTATTAAACTGAAAGATTATTTTGTAATGCAACAGATAGCGCCCGAAAACCTTCGGCGCGTTCCCCATGAAAACGAATGGTAGGCTCCGGGTAGGCGTGGTTAGGACCTCCTTCGCAGGATTCATAAGTTTCTACCCCAGCTTGATTTAATATTTCAACTGCATGCTTAATTCCAATATCAAGTGGAGGGCTAAAATCTATTTTTTCCATGTTTACTGAGGGCCGTTTCTTTAGAAACGCCGGGTATTACTCCTTCCCTTTGGCATATTTCCTGATCATCTCTTCGAACATCGTCTGCAGGTCCTCGCCGGCCGGCTTTCCCGACTTCTTGGATAAACCTACGATCGTGTTATGTATTTCATCCTCGACCAGTTTGCCATAAATTGAATCTGTGATTCCCATATTCGAATGCATCAAGTTCATGCTGACGCTCTTGAATTCTTCCATCGTCGAGCAGTGCTTTAAAGCATAAACCGCATGGCCATGCCGAAATTTATGGGCCGATTTATACGCTATACCGGCAAGTGTGCAAAGCGACTTTAGATCGTCGCAAAAATCATGCTTGCGATTCCCCAGCGCTTCCCGGTTGATTGCAATCTTGGCCGAGAAACCTCCGAAAGAGTCGAGGTGAGGATACCAGTAGAAACTATCATCCAACTTCTCCCGCACCAGCCTATCCCAGGCCCACACCACCTCGAGCAGTTCGGGAATATCCAATAAGGATGTAATCGCCGCCTTTCGGTTTTTAGTCAGCACGCCGCGCTCAGGGAGCTGGAAAATCCGCATGTGCTCCAGATCCACGCACCCGATCGGAAGGCTCATAAATGCCCCGATCCGCATACCGGACAGAAACAGCATCGCTGCAGCTGCCTGGGTGCGGTGTTCGCTGAGCAGTTCAACCGGGCAGGTCGCCAGGCGGATCGCCTCTTCCACCGTATAAAGTTCTCGCGTATGCAACTCGGACTGTTCACGGCGAGTGCGCGGCGGCCGGATCGACACGATCCAGTTCTGGTCTACCGATCGATAACGGCCCGGGAATTCTGCCTTAGCCCACAGATAAAAAGCCCGCGCCGTCTTACAGATCGCCGTGAACCCACTTGACCCCAAAGGATTTCCCTTGGGAGTCTTCACCTTTTCCAAATAGGACGGAAAAGACGGCCGGATTATCGTCGCCTTGGTCAGTGGGTTTTCCTGGGCCCACATCATCAAATGGCGCAGCCGGTACCAATAACCCGCCACTGTATGGGGATCGTTTTGCTTTAACTCCCCCTGAAAATTCAGAAAATCACAAACATCCTGGTAGTTATCGCGGCTGATCATGCGGCCTCGGCTTAGGCTCTGCTTTAATAAAGCGAAAGACCTTATGTCCGCATTGTGGGCATTTCCCATAACGATTACCCACGCCATGCCCGTTTGGGCGGCCGGTGTGCAGCTCCACCGGCTGCACCACCTGGTTGCAATACAGACAGTAGACCTGGTCATCCAGCATCTTTTGTTTCAGGGTTCGAGCGCGCCCAACGGGATGGCGATGCTCCAAATAAATCTTAGCCCATCTGGCAAACGATTCGCCGTGGATCCAAATCTGGCCCTTGGCATCCTTCTCACAGGGCGCTCCGGCTGGCAGGTAAGACCGGTAAAGAGTATCCACCGAGATTCCCAGATCTCTGGCGATCTCAGCCGGCTTATACATCATATCTAACAAACTACGAACGAGCTGGACCTTTTTCTTTGTTACTTCAGGGACCATGATTTATCCTAAAAAAAGACACTGGCAGATTAACCAAAAACAGGCACCTGCCGGTGTCTATCCCTGTAAGCTCATTATATAACAGAAATCCAGAAATGAAACTTAAAAAAAGCCCCACTTTTCGGCGCCTAAAAGTGGCAAAATGGAGGCCTTCCGGGCCTTTTTTGATTTTTCACGTTGAGCAAAGAAACTATTTAAAAGTGCCTACACGGCGGGCTATAACCCTAATCCCATGAGGTTCGTGGGTTTGAGCCCCTCCGCGCCCAATTTTGACGGTTCCCACCATAAAAGGTGGAATCCCAGCCGGTTCGGCCCCTGGTCCCCTACGGCCACCGGTCATAAAAGAGCGCAGCCGACCAGGTCTGCGCTCTTATGTATTCTTTGGCTTATCTTTCTTCTTCCTGAATTCTCGACTGTTCTCATACCCTCGCAAGTAAGATTGATAAACTTCTTCGCCATCCGCTCCAAATTTCTTGATGTAAAACGACCTGGACCGCCGGCGTCTTTGATGGATTTCATCCTCTGCGCCCAAAGTATAAGCCTCAACGATTTCAAGGTGTATCATCAAGGATTTCGACGTTCCTGGGGGATATTTCATGAGGATTTCCTTTTTTGAAAATTATAAATCAAAAAGAGCGCAGCCGGCCAGGGCTGCGCTCTTATTATTTTACCGTTTCTACAGAAACGCTACACTACTGGACAATCCATAGATCTGACATCTTCGAGCGGGTGAAATATTTCTCTGGAAGGTAGAAATATCCATGATCACCCCAGCCTGTCCCCCAGGAGTTCTTGAAGATTCCATAGCCTGGCTTATAACCAATCCCCAGGACCGAATGACCACCCAATTTCTCTTCACCCCTCTTGGGCATCGGGACGATGCCTGTCTTGGCTACTTCGTCCGACTCGAAGGATTCGTAGACGGTGAAACCAATATCAACTGGACTGCCCGCATAAATAGCAGTTTTGAACTCTGCAAAGGTATGGAGGCGATGATAGCTCTTGATCCTGAATGCCATAGCATCGGAGACTGCCTTGTTGGTAGGCGCTCTCATAAATGTGCCGGCTTTATAAGGATCATCCACTTCCAGGCAGATCCCAAACTTGAGCAAAGCCCGCATGCAATCCTTAATCATGGCGCCTGAATCCTGGTCAGTTGTCCCCTCCAGGAGACGCTCGTTCCAATACAGATCTTCTGGAGAGAAGATCAGTTTGTGCGCACGCCAAAGGTGATCCTGCAGGGCGCTTCCGGCAAATCCGGTGCAGGCGCCCTCATTCCCCTGATCACGGATCGGGCTGGTGGGGCGCAGGTCCCAAGCTTCAGGAAGGGCGTAGCTCTTGAAAAGTCCTTCAATTGAGAAATCTCGCTTATCAAAAGGCGAGGGAATACATGTATACTTTCTTCCTAATCTGCTCTCTTTCATTTTATCCTTTCTATTTCGACCAAATAACTTCTACAAAATTTTCGCCCATGTAATGAGCGGCGAAAAAGTTACCGTCTGCGTCCCGAAACCAGCAGCTATCCCCGGCAATCTCCGTCACATTCACCTGGTCGCCCGCTTTAAGTTGGGCTACCACCGGATATTTTGTCCCTGGCCCGGTGCGTTTATTCAGGGTGGGCGCCGTGATTTCCACCTTGAAGAGAATCGTTGCCAGCGGTGGTGGCGTTGGTACGACTGGCGCCGGCGTAATCGGCACTGCGCCGATCCCAAACAACACGTCCAACTCCTCCTCTGTCCCATCAAACCAGTCGCTGTCGACCGGCATCTTTATTCCTGGCGTCTGCGATTCTCCCCACTGCCAGAACTGCCATTGATTACCGGCCCAATCTCTGGGTAAGGTCGGCTTTACTACTCCATAATGCGCCACCCACAACGGATATATATTCCAATGACCTGGTGTCACCCATTGATTCCACCAGCTCGCACGCGTATAAATAGTGGGTGTTATTTTTGTTTCAACCACGATGGTGATCAACCATTGTGCTAGGCCGGCTGAGTAAATTGCAACACTTGGAGGCAAATCTGTATGTTTGACTCCTTTGTCATCCACCCAAGCCGATTCCTCACAATCCAACCCGATCCAGGGCGGTTTTTGCGAAGCAGGCAGAGAATTATAAATTTTCAAGAACGCGTCGGCCTGAATTTTCCAGTCCATGTCTGGCTGGTAGAAATGCCAGATACCAACTCGCATGTCATTGCTCTTGGATCCGGCAAATTTAAGGCGGAAGGTTGGGTCCTCAACGATCCCCTGGCTCGATTTGATCAGAATACCCTCGCAGCTCTCCTTCAACAGCGCCCAGTCGGTGATCACATTCCACTGGCTTACGTCCACAATTTTTAGCACCTTACCTCCAGAATATTACAAAATAGAGATCCGCCAGCCAGACCACAAATAAAACGACGCCAAACAGTAGCCAGTCCATTCTAATATTTCGCCTGTTCTGCCTTGATATAGGTGGTGGCGACTTCATAGCCTGAGCTGCTGCCGTTATGACCATTTAATACCAGCTCTATCAGGTGGTAACCGCTGCCGGTCACCGTGATATTGCTCATGGTAAATTCCGCGTCATAATTTCCTGAACTGTAGGTATCAAATGTTGACGCAACAACGATCCCATCTACCCATAAATCAAAAATTCCGCCAACCGTGTATTTGTAGCCATGCCAAAGGAAATTATAGGTTCCGCCCTCCAGGTACATCTGCGTCTGCCATCGATCTTTATCGGCGCTGCTGCTGGCCTTGACGTAGAAGCCGAACTGCACCTGGCTGCCGTTGTTGACCATAGTCATGGCCTTCGAATTTCCCGCCGAGTCGAATAGCAGGAACTCCTGGGCCAGCTTGACCGCGCTTCTCGGGAACAGCGGCCGGCTGCCGGTCGTGTTGTAGCCAGGCGCAGCCGCGGCCAGCAGCAGGTTGGCGTCGGAGATGCTCAGGTTGATCGTCGTGGTGGTATTGTCTGCGATGGTCGCCGCCAGGTACCAGGTGGCTTGGTCTGCCACCGTGCACATATAAACATTCCTGCCGGTCGTTCCCCACGGCCCGATAGGCAGCGGGCACGTAATTTGTTTATGCGAAGCGTCCACCGTCACGCTGTTACTGACTGAACCGAGCAGCGTCTCCCCTTCGGCATCTACAAAGGTGACCTTGCAGGTATGCGCGCCGTTGTCACAGTTTCCACTGGCGGTTGCTACCAGGGATATGGTTGGGGCGATGGGAAGAGGAAGTTCCTTGACCGCGGCTAAAATTTTGCGGACATTAACAACATTATAGATTTCTGGTTCAGGCCCGAAAAGAAGTTGTCTAAAAATTCCAACCGATTTCATAGATATATTATCAATATAACTAACTCCTGTTACACCGCAATGCACTTGAATTTTGGCAGTTACTGCCGTAGAAGGTGCGATTAAAACTTTAGAACATAAATACCAGGTACCTGTATTTGTACTAGAGATTTTATCGTTCCTTACTACGTAAGAACCTATATCATACCAAGTGACATAAATAGATGTGGAACTGGCAACGTTGCAATTAAAAGAAACTATATAATTCAGACCACCACTTACATTTATACTTGCAAGTGAAGTTATAAAATTATTAGTATTGCCGGAAATAGAACAACAGTAATTGCTAAAATATCCGGGCGAAGCAATAGAAGGCGAACCATTGACTTGCCAACCAGTGAAATCGCCAGTCTCAAAACTGCCATTAGGAACTAATTCAGTATTAATTGTTCCATCCATATACGTCAGCGCCAGGCCCGGAACAGTCTTGCCATTCTCAAACAGCATCTCATAGCTTCCATACCTGGCGTTAGCCCCGTTGGCATCCGTGGCGTAGTGTCTCAGCGCATACCGGATCCCGTTCAAGTTCAACCCCGTTGCATCCGCCACCCCGTCCCCATTCGCCCAAATCATCGCCCCGCCGCCAAACCCCGCCTGCAGCTGCCCGTTCAGCACCTCTCCCACCTTGATCAGCCAGCTTCCAAATGTCTCCCCCGCTGCGCTCATAAAGCTCCCGTTCGCGTCCGGGTCCGTCGGGTTGCTCCCGCTCAGCAGCGCCAGGAACCGCCCTGCCCGCATATCCCCCATATCGTCCGTCCCCAGCTCGTCCAGCGCATTCACGTTCACGTTGCGCTGTTCCAGGATCTGGATCCTCTGTTCCAATTTCTGGATTTTGGCTTGTAGGGTACTATCGTCGGCGTTTTTTAATTCAATCATCACAGATCTCCCTTCAGCGTCATCGAAACAGTGTTATCGCTCTCGTCGTAGGCCATCGCCGTGATCCGCATCGTTCCCCGCCAGCCATGTCCGCCCCCCGGCAGCCACAGATTCGCCGCCTGGATCATCAGCGAGTTGCCCAGCCTCAAATATGGGAATGCGCTCTCCATCACCTTCACCGTCAGGATCAGGTGCGGCTTGCTCGCCCCGATCAGGGGCGCCGTCAGGGCCGCATTGACGTTGTCCTGCAGCACGCTCAGCGAGGTCGCCCCGCTGAACTGCTGGACCGTCGAGCGCAACCGGTACGTGCTGATCGAATCCGGGACCCCGGTCGGCGGCGTGGTCAGGCGTGAGGACTTGGAGCTCTGGTCGCTGATCCCGATCATCCGGTTCCAGATCTCCCCATCCACCTGGGCGTCCGTGATCTCCATGTTGGCGTTGGGTCCATCGTGCAGCAGCCAGCCGGTATCTATCCCCAATCGCTGCTTGAAATCCAGGTACAGCGCCAGGTGGTTATCTGTGCCGCGCTCCGGCCGCAGGTTCATCTCCATCCCGGCCCGCCCGGCCAGCTCGATCAGCAGGTCCCACACCGGGCGCATATCGTAGACTTCGGTGCGCGTGCCGCCCGAGCTATCCACGTCGCCCATCTGGATCCCTAATTTTTCGGTTGCATTGGCCAGGGCCAGGAGCTGCGCCGCGATCGCGCCCGCAGAACCCGTCAGGGTCGCCGCCGCTTCCAGGCTGCGCACTTTCAATAAATATCCCGCATTGTACAATGACAGTCTTACCGGCGGGATGGCGCCCCAGGGCGTGTCGATCATTCCGCACCAGGCCGGCAGCGTGGCATGCTCTACCAGCGCCAGCCGGCCGAACTGCAGCCAGGGATTCGAAGCGTCCGCCGCGCTGATGTCTACCGTGGTTTGCCCGCCCGCGTTGATCGCCCAGCCCCGGCTGCACGGCGCGTGGATCTCCCCCGCGCTCGACTCGTCCAGGTTAAAGACTACGATCCGGCTCATCTATTTTCTTCCCCTTATCCTCTTCATCCTCTTCATCCCTGTTAAACCTCTTTGCTTTTCATCCGCTTTTATCTGTGTCCATCTGTGGCTAAATTCTCCGTGGTTAAAGCTGTCTTGGCAGCCAGCTCAGCGCGATGGTCAGGTTGCCCTGGTTCGTGAGCACTGCCGCCAGGGTATTCGCGCCTGGCGCCAGCCGGATCCACACGTCCCGCCCGCCGTCGTCCGGCGTCAGCGCTCCGTGCACATTCACGCCATCGCAGCTCAGCAGGTAATTCTCTCCATCCACTACCAGCGTCCGGTTCAGGATCATCGGGTAGATCAGCGTTATCGTGTCTCCCGTGGTCTGGTTTTGCAGCGCGATGTTCAGGTGGATCTGGTTGACCTGTCCCAACAGCGCTCCCACCGGCAGGTTGCCCGAGGTGAACGTCACCGTGGCCGTGCCGATCTCCAGGTCCGCCTCGGCGCCGGTCACGGCTTTCAGGCTGCCGGAGATCAGGAAGCGCAGCGAGTTGGTCCCGATCGTATCGCCGGTATGGCTGATCGCCGTCCAGGAATTCAAGGTTCCTGGGATGGCCTCATTCCACACCTGGCTCCAACTCGACCCGTTGGCGCTCTTCTGCAGGGCCGCCAGCGCCGGCCAGCTTGTGGTCGTGGCCCGTTTGCTGCCGGTCGACGTGATCGATGCGATTCCCCCAGGGCAGTCCATCTGCCAGGCAATCGTGGCCGTCTCGTTCTGCAGCCGCCCGCTCAGTGTCCAGCACGCTTCCAGCATCCCGGCCACCAGGTTGCCGGATCCTCCATTCTGCGTGAATAGATAGATAGTGCTCTGGTCGCCTTTTTTGGTGATCGACGGCTTCCAACTGCCCGGCCGGCTGGTGTTGGTGGGGTCCTGGAACCCGGTCGTGGCGCTGTAGACCCAGCTGCTGTTAGAACTGTTGGTCAGGTCGAATAGAGGTTTATTGTCATCGTAGTGCGAATTGGTTGCCGCCGGGTCCGTCGCCGAGGAATTGCCGTACAGGATATAAATGACGTTTTGGATGTGCTTGAAAGTATCCCCGGCCGCATGCGCCTGCTGCGTGGTGCCCAGCACTCCCCGCGCTGTCACGCTCACTGTGTAAAGCGCCACATTTTTCCCGGAATATTTGAACCACTCCGTGCCGTGGTACAGGATTCCCGCTGCCGGCATCGCCGTTAGGGCAGCATTGTTGTTGGCCGTGGGTTGGAACACCAGCGCGGTCACCCCTCCGCCGCTGGACACCGGGGTCAGCAGCGTCAGGGAATAACCCGGGTCGAAATTGAGGTTGAACCACACGTTGGTCGCCGCGTTGTTGGGATTCGGGATCCAGCGCGGCACTTCCACGTCATTGACTATGATGCGCAGATCGTATCCGCTGGCCAGCATGTACCCGGCGCTCACCAGGGTCGCTGTATTCAGCGTGATGCACCACGGCCGGCTGCCATATTTGATCGCCGGCGGGTTGACCAACTGGTAGAGCTGTTGGTACAACCAGCCGCTGGTTACGCTGGTAGGGGTGATGTTGAGCGACAGGCGCGTCATTACCGTGCCGCTCACCGTGATTCCCTTCGTCCCTCCGGACCCGGTCGGGCTCCAGCTATCCGTTTCTGCAGAAACGGCCTGCCAGGCTGTCGGTCCGGATTGCAGCACCGCCGTATATAAAGTCTGGTCGTCGTTCGGGACCATTGAAGTCACCGTGGCGGTCAACTGGTAATCGACGCCATTGTCCAGCGTTACTACCAGGACCCCAGTCGTGCCCGGCCTCAGGGCTGCTTTCAGTGTCTGGCATAATGTGAAGCGTGTGGCGTAGTTTTGTATCCGGATGACAACCGGGATGCCGCGCGCTTCTCCGAAATATGCCCCCGACCAGCTCGGGTCGTTTTTCATCTGCTGCAGGAATGCCAGGTCAGCGTTAGGCAGGCTGTTCACGTCCACTACGGCTGCCTGGTAGCTGCTGTTATTCAGCACGAACCCATTGAACGTTTTTACGATGGCTGCCATTAGAACCGGCTCGCTTTCTGCTGGGCGAAGGGTTTCCCGGCTTGCCCCTGCTGGATCGTCACCGGCCCATAATAATAGTTGGCCGTGCTGTTCCTGGAGTAGCTCCCGCTTCCTGCCCCGGCCAGCGCCAGGTTTCCCCCCTGGAAACCGTTCATCGCCCCGTTGATCTGCTGCTTGACATTGCGCATCGAATTGGCAAATCCCGCCCCCAGCCCCAGCGCCATATTCTCACCGATCGCCGCAAAGACTGAGGATGGAGACTTGATTCCTAGGGAATTTTTTACTCCGTCCACGATGCCCTTGAAGAACGCCGCCACCTGCGAACTGAACCAGTCCTTCTTAGCTAGAATGCCATTCCATATCCCTGTAACAATCTGAGCGCCGACCAGGCCCAGCTGCAGGATCACCGCTGCGATCCCTTTCACGATTGAGCCAATGATCTGGCCTCCTGTTTTGCCTATCAGGGGCATATTTGTATTTATCCCATCCTGCAACACCATCAGGAGCTTTACAGCCACGTCGCCCAGGATCGGCAGCGTCTGCACCAGCGCCATCACAATCGCATCGATGATCTTGGGAATATACGGCAGCAGGATAGGGATTGCAACGACGAGACCGTTTGCCAGGGCCAGGATCAACTGCGCCGCCGCGTCGATCAACAAAGGCAGCATGTTAATCAACGCCAGGATGATCTGTGGGATGACCTCGGCGATGACCGGCATCAACTGCGGAAGGGCGTCTGTAATCCCATTGGCAATTGTAATGATGATCTGCAGCGCTGCGGTCAACAGCGCCGGAAGCTGCGGCAGGATCCCTTTGACCAGCGCCAGGATCATTTGTACGCCGGCTTTCATCAGAATTGGCAAGGTTTGCGTAATAAATGTCACCAGCGAGGTCAATATGAGCACTACCGCCGGCAGCAGCGCCGGCAGGTTTTTAACCAACGCCGCCACGATCCCTTTTAAAATATTCAGCCCCGCCAGCAGCAGCTTCGGCGCCTGGGCCGCTACGTTGTTGGCCATCGTCCCCACCAACTGCCCCAGCCCGTCCGCCATCTTACCCAGGTCTCCGCCGGATCCGCTCACGATCTGGGAAAATTGTTGTAAATAGCCCCCGGCCTGGCCGAACACCGTCTGAAATCCGGGTAAGAATGCGCTGGCCAGCGTGCCCAGCGTGCCCTGTAATCCATCGCCGAGCTTCTGCAGCATGTCGTGGAAATCGGTCAGCCCCTTCACGCTGTCATCGCTCATCACCGCCCCCATTGTGTGCGCTTCCGCGCTCAGGCTCGCAATTTTGGGGACCGCATCGATCAACGGATTGAGCTCCAGCGCGCTCCTGCCAAAAATAATCATCGACCGCGCATCTCGCTCGGTTTCGTCTGGGATTTTCCCAAGGGCTGTCAGGGTATCTAGCATCACCGACTGGCTGTCGCGCAAATGGCCATCCGAATCCTTCGTCGCTACCCCTAGTTCAGCGAATGCCTTGGCCGCCGGGCTGCCGGCTTTCGAGGCCGCATCCATCGCCCGGATCATTTTTCCCGTAGTATCCGTGATCGTACTCAGATCGATCCCGGTCCCTTTCGCCACGTATTGCAGCTCCTGCAGGCGCGTCGTGCTGATTCCGGTCTGCTCGCTCAGCACCGTCAATTCGCTGGCGGAGTTTGCCGCATCGATCACCAGCTTCCCAATAGCTGCCCCCACGCCTGCCACGGCTGCTGCGGTTGCCGCAATCGCCGTCGCCGTGATCTTGATTCCTTCTCCTAACGCCCCCATTGCCTGCTTAAAGGTGATCGTCTTTTTTTCGGCCGCATCCTCTTTCGTCGTCAGTTCCCCCACCCCGCTGCCGGCGTTCTTGGCATCCGGGCCCATCTTGATCAGAGCCAGGTTGTCATTCTCGATCCCGGTATACATCTTGTTCAACCTCTCCGTTTCGAGGTTGACTTTGATTTGCAGCTCTTCGAGCGCCTTGGCGGATGTATTTCCCCCGGCCGCCAGCTCCTTATAAACCTTATTGAGACCATCTACCTTTTGCTGCTGCAAGGCCGCCTGGCTGGTCAGGGATTTGAGATGGCCTTCCATCCCCGTCGAGGATTTATCCCAATCTCCCATCGCCGCCGCGCTCGATTTGAACCCCGTTTCTATCACCTTGATCTGCCGGTTCAGCTCGGTGATCCCCGCCTTGTAATTGGTGGTATCCAGGGATACAGTTCCACTTAATGGGTTATCGCTCATTCCCAACCTTCCACCTGGTCGCAGTAGACCAATTCACGCCCCGCGTCAGCCTCGCCTGATGAACCTTGTCCAAGACGGCTGATAAAGGGAAATAGACTCTCGATGTCCGTTTCATCGATGTCGCGCAGGTTCCAGTTGAATCCTTTTGCCAGCGCAATCTCCATGTCGACCATCCATCCGTGGTCGAGCGGCTCGCCTCCGGGTTCTACCCCGGCGGGGTAGGGTTTCCGCTTGGCATCAGCGCCCCGGCCTTGGCCATGATCATCGTCAGCACGCTCACCATATCCGTAACGTCCGCCCCTTTCTCTAGGTCAGCCATCCCGAACTGGTCCCCAAACGCCGCTATCACGAACCCGGTCAGCTCGTCAAAATCCGTTTCGGACATATTGTTGACGTCCAGGACCTTGGCTAGCCGGATCGCCTTCTTTAGGATGCCCCACGGCACGATGGATTTGGTGTAGGTCTTGATCGGCGCATCATCCGCCGCGTACAGCGTAATTTCAATGGGTGTTCCCGCCATTGTCGCCTCATAATTCTCTCTTGGCCAGGCGTCGCAACCGGCCCCTGGCCAAGAGTCTAATTGAAAAGTTTTTCAATCCTCAATCAGCAATCTGCAATCCTCAATGCTAGGTGGTGGTGAATGAGCTGACTCCAGACTTCAACTGGTTGAAAATATCTCTGACAGCATAGGCCATCGTGAAATTCGTCGTCGCCGGCAGGTTGGCCGTATGGGCTACGGTAACGATCTTGCGCGTCGCGTCGATCGTGTTCACTCCCGCGATCACCGTGTGCGCGGTGTTGTTGATAATTTCGCAGTTTAGTTCCTGCCCAACTGCCAGCGCATTGCTGAAGGTCAGCGTGCAGACTACTGTCACTGCCTGGCCAGTTGCGCCATCGGTCGGGCTTGGCGTACAGGTTAGAGCTCCTGGAGCGGTCGTGGTCGGCGTTTGCACCTGGCTGAACCAGGAAGCGCCCACCGTGAAGTTGCTGGTGTCGTCGTCGCCGATCACCCGTTTCACGCTGTCGGTCACCGAGTTCGGCAAGCTGAACTTCCAGGTCGTCCGGATCGCCGTGAAGATGATCTGCATTATCTTCGGGTCCGGCTTGTCGGCTAAGGTGGTCACGTCCTCTTTCGGCATGGCGAACTTACCCTTCAAGAACCAGAAGTAGCGGTAATGCCCGTTGGATTTCAACGCCCTGAAGCCCAGGGCGATGTACGGCGGCACGCTGCCGTTGTCATACATGCGCCCGGTCGTGGCGTCGAATGACCGCCCGATGAGCGTCGCCAGTTGCACCAGGCCCAGCCCGGTCACCTCTACCGTGAGCTTGGTTTCCGCCTCGGCCGTCATCACCTCGTAGGGTTGGTTGTCGGCGTACTGGATGTTGAATGTGTTCTGCGGCTCCATAGTGGCAGTCGCTGACGGCGCCAGGTATTCCGGCGTCCCCGCCACGTAGGCGGTGTTGTCGTCCTGGGTCACCAGGGCAAAATACAGGTTGTCCAGGCCGATCTTAGATTTCTGCTCGGCTGGAAGATAGGTTAATGGCATGGGATTTTTACTCCTCTTCTAAATAGTTCCATTCGGACAACCATCCGAACATCCGGTCATCCGAGTTATATGGCAGGTCATTCGTCGGTCCCTTGATAAAACCGGCTGTCTGCATGGCTGCATTCAGCGCCGCCAGGTTCGCCGCCGAAATCCCGGTCTTGCTGTAGTAGGAAATCTGGATGTGGTGCAGCCGGCTTTTCTCCAGGTTATCTGCGAACTGCTTACCCACCCCGGCGATCTCGAAGTACACCAGGTACTGCGCCGGGATATCTACCCCGGTTGCCGGCATCCACCCATTCGCCCCGAATGGCAACCCCAGGGGTGTCAGTGCGCTGTCGAGCCGTTCCCAGATCGTGCTCATAGGCCTCCGTATGGTCGAAGGATCATAGCAGCTTTTTTCCCTCGAACGTCTTCTTCATTTCCGCCCGCGCCTTGCCCAGGTCTTGATCGAAGGTGGGTCGCACGTAGGGCTGCGCCGGAGTGTGCGCCGATCCGAACTCCTGCACGTTTCCGTACCTGGACGTGTTGGCGTCCGCATCCTGGCTGATTCCCACTTCTACGTAATGCACGTTCCCATCCTGGACCGGGTCAGTGCAGGTCAGATGGTTCTCCAGGTTGTGGGTATCCTTTGGCACGCGGCGCTTCATCCCATCCAGCAAGATCGCTCCGCCGGACGCCAGCGCCTCGTCGCACACCGGATCGATGTCGACGCCCGCCCTGGCGACCTTCGCCAGGTATTCGTCGAACCCTTTCAGATCCAGGCGGCTTTTGGTCATATTTAGCCGGTCCTTATTAATACTACTTTGAGCTCCAGGTACTCGTGCCGGTTGAAAATGTCGTCAATCGAGATGATTTCATAGGTCTTGCTATCCTTGACCACCACGCAAGTCAGGTCCACGTCGTTCCGGTAGCGCATCAACACCGTCGCCGGCGCCATCGCCTCCGTGATCTGCGATTGCCACACTTCGACTCCGTGCACGTTCACCCACTTCGCCCACACTGTCGCCAGGGTCGTGTACGTCGGCGACTGGAAGCCGCCCGAAGCCGTAGAAATGCTTCGTGTCTGCAGCGTGATCTGCGTGCGCAGGTCTCCCGGGTTGGTGGGAATGCCCTTGATTTGCATAAAGAGCTCCTACAGGTGTCCCACCGGCGTCAGCGTGGCCCTGTACCAGTTTGCAGACAGGTCGCTCGTCGAGATCTGTTGGATCTGGTCAGCAACCGAGATTACCGCTTCGAACGAGCTGGCCTGGTTGCCGGTTATCCCGATCAGTCCTATCAGCGCGCTGACCGTATCGCCCACACACGCCGACATCAGCGTGCACGCCCCGGTGCCCTTCATTCCCTGGAATTCCAGGAACTGCCCCGCCAGCGCTTCCAACTGCACCAGCGCCGCCATCAACCCGAACGACAGCGGCGCGTTCCTCTGCGCCATCATCGCCGGGTCCTCGTGCCACATCACCAGCAGCAGCCTGGCTGCCGATTTCGCCGCCGGGTTGATCGTCGTGTCTGCCGTCCAATCGTGCCCGGTGGCGTTGATGATGTAGCGGTCCACTTGCGGCAGCAGATCGATCATCTCCGGGTCTGCCGGGTCGCACCTCAGCGCGTTCGACGCCTCAGTCGTGGTCAGGATATTGGTCACGCTTTATTTCCTTTTGGTTGGAGCTTTTTCAGCGGCAGGACCTTCTTCGATGATTGCCGCCGGCAGGGCCACTTCAGCAGGTTTTTGGCTGAAGTCAGGTATGGTTTTGAGGACATGATCAGAGGTTTCAAGGACGTGGGCCGGGGTCTCAATGACTTTTCCCGTTTGTTCAACGTTTCCATCGCCATCGATGACGCCTGTTCCAAACAAATACCATCCCTGCAAAACGTGCGCTTCATACATGGCTGGATCAATTGCAATCACCTCGCCGTGTTTTTTCATCAGAACTACTTCAGTTTTTGCGCTCATATTTTCTCGTTTTCTCATATCTGGTTCTTCTTCCCTTCCCTATCTTTTTCTTCTTTGTGTTCTTTGTGCCTTTGCGGTGAATCTTCTTCAAATAGGGAAGGGATGATATTAGCTCAGCAGGATGGCGATATGGTTGCTCTTGACCGCTCCCACACCCCAGGCCATGCCGACTTCGTACGCTACCCGGTGGTACTGGGCGTACACGCGCACTTCAAAGGGCAGCCCGCTGACCGGGTCCTGCACGATCATCGCATCGATGGCCGCATCTCCGCCTTGTGGTTCAGCCGGAGCTCGCGCCGCTAAGACGATGGCCTGCCGGTCGAACGCCATGTTCGGGGTAAAGTTAGCGCCAACCGTCAGCGCATTGGTTGCGCCGACTGTTAGCAGCAAGCCAGGGTTGCCGATGACGATGGTTCCTGGGGCTGCTATGCCGGTGTTGATTATATACTTATTAATGCCGTCGGCCGCGAAGGTGACTACATCCCCCGCCAGAACGGTACCTGTGCCGGTGATCAACGGAATGGAAACCGTGCCAGGCGGGTTGGATCCATTGGTGGTGTAGGATGCGCCGGTGCCTTTGGTGTGCAGGAGCAACTGCCCGGATTGGTGCAGTTGGAACCCTTCCACCTGGCCCAGCGAGCCGTTGCGCAGGAACGTCTCGGTGCCTGACTCGTTCACTTTGAACAGGGAACTTTGTAAGCCGCGCAGGTTGGCCGCCGCCGCGTTGGTTAGCACCATGTGCAGGTCGCCGGTCGGGGCCCCGTTGTTCTCCAGGATCAAGCGCGTCTGCGCCAAATCGGTGAAGTTGGCGGCTGTCGCAAAGGGCAGCGTTCCGGCTGTGCCATAGGCGCGTGAGGCCCCCGCCACGGCCGCGTTGGCCAGGTCGAGCTCGATCAGGTTGCACAACGTACGCATTGCCTGCGCCACCGCATTCTTGAAGACCGTCTGCTTGGCGCTGCTCTGCCGTAGGGTCAGATCGTCTTCGCCGGTCAGATAGAACGGCACGCTCTTGGCCTTGGTGATCGTGATCGATGAACCGGGAGCCGACATATCTGACGGGGCAGGCCCGTAAGCCGCCGGGGCGATATCTGCCGCCGATCCGGGCGCCACAACTGGATAAGTTACCAACTGACCTAAAGCCGCCCGGTCAGCCGCAGTGTCCGTGGTGACCGCCGGGATAAACCCGACCAGCTCACGGCTGATTACGTCGAGGGCCTCGAAGATAATTGGAGCGAGGCCGGTTAAATTGTTAGCCATCTCTCATGCTCCTATTCCGCTGCGGCTTCGACGATCTTGCCGCCGGCCTTCATAAATTTCATGCGGCCCTCAGCGTCTAAATCCATGAAAGCCGCCCGGGTCATTTCTTTCACCTGGTCGGCGTTCTGGTTTTCCTCTTTCCCAACAGGCACGAATTTCTTCGCCATGTTGTCCGAGGCGCTCAGCGCGTCTCGCACAGAGCTATACAGTTGGTCGGCTTCGTTGGCCTCTTTCTTCGCCTGGTCCAGCGCAGGGCGCAGTTCGAGAGCCTTCTGTTTACCGGCCTCTGTACCCTCATCCAATGCAGTTTTCATATCGGCTAAAACGCCCTGCATTTTTTGATTGGCCGCTAAGGCGGCGTCGTACAAAGGTTTCAGGTTTAACATACTCACTCCTATCCGAAAATAGAGATATAGTCGCGCAGGCTCTGCACCTCGCGCTCGTCTGTCGCCGGCTTTTCCTGCTCACTGGATAACAGGTTGGCCGGAACATTCGCATAATTTTTCAGGCAGTTCACAAGCCCTACCATCTTCGGGGCCTTCTTCAAGCTGCCTGTCACTACCTCGTCCACAAAGCCAAAATCTTTGGCTTCCTTGGCTGTCATCCACGTCTCGTTCGTCATCATCCTGGATATCTTCGCCTCGTCCAGCCCCGTCTTCGATATGTACGTCTCGACGATGGATTCCTTGACCGTGTTCAGGATGCTCAGCACCTGCTTGATCTCAT